GTGTAGCCGGCGGTTACTCTCCGAACTTTTCCGGCCGTCGAGCCTCCTCGATCAGCCGCCTGCACTCGATGATCTGGTCCAGCACGTCACGTAGCGTGGGCTCGATCTCGCCGGCCTCGATCCGCTCCTGCCTCGTCCTGTCGGTCATGCCGCCTTCTCCTCGGGTAGTTCGATGCGCTGATTGATGAGTGCCAGCACCAGCGCGGCGTGCCTGGTGCAGATCAGCACCGGTGCGTCAGGGTCCAGGGCCTCGGCCGTGCATGGGTTGTGGAGCCGGTCGGTCATCCGGCACCGGGTCAGTCGGGTACTCATGTGGTCTCCTCACCACCTCGATGTGGGTCGAGGGGTGGGACTGGGTGCGCCCTTGGGCTGGCCGACCTTGCGGTTACAGGGACCGCACACAGCCATCAGGTGCTTGGGGTTGTCGCCGCTGATGGCGCGGCCGAGGACGTGGTGGACCTGATCGGCCATGCCCTCGCAGGTGCCCCGGATCTGGAGCCCGCACTTGCCGCCGTTCTCGGCCATGTTGGCCGCGAGCACCGCGGCCCGCAGCCGGCGCCAGCGGTAGGTCGAGCCCTTGGCCCATGCCTTGCTCATGGGTGCACCTCGCACACCAGCACGCGCCGGGGCTCGGTGTACGGGTCGTCCTCGTCGTACCCGACCTCGTACACCAGCGGGCATCGAGGATCGACCTCGGCCACGTCCCCAAAGTCCGTCAGGCCCTGACGGACTTCGGCCTGCCGCTCGCAGGCGATCCATGCGTGGCACTCCGGATCCCCAGCTCGACAGCTCTCACACAGCATCGGGCGGGCCCTGGTGGGTGTCCTTGGCTGCCTCGGCCAGGGTGTCCATGATGAGCCTGCCCTCGGCCATGGTGAGGTCGTTGCTGGACGACAGCGGCCTCTGGGCGAGGTTCTCGCAGTAGGCGAGCTTCTCCTCGCGCTTCTTGATGCCGGCCTCGTCGAGCATGATCTGCAGCTTGGTAACCATGGCCCGGGTGATCGGCTTGGGCTCCCGAGGCGTCGACTGCTCGACCCCTGCGTCTCGGGCGCGTAGCCGCACCTCATCTGCGCTGGCGATGCCCTTCTTGGCGTCAGCGGCCCCGACGGCGATCAGCGCGCGTCCCCATGCCGACGTCTCGCAGTTCTGTAGCTCCGACAGCCGTGTGAAGTTGGTACGGCCAGGGCAGGGCTCCCAGGCCATCCCGACACCCGGCATCGGGTCGTCGGGGGTGCGGTAGGCCGCGGCCACGACCACGATGAACGTCTGGTCGCCGATGGTCACGATCTCGAACGGCTTGGAGAGGTCGGCCGGGCGCAGGCATCCGGTCGGGTACTTCTCCCTGAACTCGATGATGCGCTGGGATACCTCGTTGTAGTCGTCGCGGCTCATCAGAAATCCCACCTGCATTCGCACTCGTCGAGTTGGCCCACTCCGATCCGGACCCAGCCGGATCCGTTGCACTTGACGCACGTCCGCGCGCCCGAAGGGCCGCGCGCGGACACGCGCGTTCTCTCTTCAGATCTCTCTTCTGATAGATCTATTACTTCTCTGGTATCCCGTTTAACGGACCTCTGATCGCGGTTTCCCGGACCTCTGGCGCCTGTTTCACGGACCTCTGGCGCTGTTTCACGGACCTCTGGATTCCAGGAGTCCGTTTCCCGTACCTCCGAGGGGTCCGTTAGACGGACTCCTGATGAGTTATCCACAGGCACCGTGAGGCGATAGACCGCACTGCGGTGTTGCCTCGGCGACTCCTCCTGCTTCAGCCACCCGGTGTCCACGAGGCCACGGATGGCGCGCCAGATCGCGTCCTTGGACTTGATGCCGGTACGCCGACGAAGCTCGGCCCACGCACACCAGGACAGCTCGCCGCGACCCGCGAATCGGCTGTAGGCGTACGCCACGACGCGCTCGTTGGGCTTCACGTTCTCGTCTTCCCACATGGCCGCAAACCAGAGGTCTCGATGCCACTTCTCATCCACGGCATCACCGCCCCAGCTTGGCGGCGTGCCGCTTCGGGTGTGCGTACTGGCGCCGGCGCTCGTGGTCGGCCCTGAACGCGCGCTGAGCGTCCGTACGGGCCTTGCGGGTGGCCAGCATCTCGGCCAACCGGTCCGGCCACGCAGAGAGCGCCTCAGCCGCCGCGGCGGCTGAGGCGTCTACACTGGACGGTGCGACGTCATCTGAGGGTCGAGCGGCGGGAATCGCTCGGCCCTTGCTCTTTCCGCTCATGCCGCACTCGCTCCGCGGGGAACGGGCAGCAGAAGGCCAGCCAGCTCCTCGAGCTGGGTGTCTGTGAACGGTGGCGACTCGGCCACGACCTTAAGGATGAAGTCCTCGGTCTTGGCGTACCGCAGGTCACGCGCCAGTTGCGTGATGACCTCGGGATCGGCGCCGACGAGGTGCGCTTGCGCCTTGCGGGCACGCGCCTTCGCCACCTTTGGAGCGGGGGATCTCCTCACTGTTTCTCCACATAGGACAGTCCTATGCGGTGGCCGTTCGGTCCAGAGGGGTGGACTGCTTGCTACCGGCCGGACATCGCGCAATGGAACGGTGGTGCATGCTGCGCACGGTGCATGCGGGACAGTGAGGGGTCCGCTACACAGAGGTCGGTTTTGGGTGGCGCCCTCTGTGCTTGGCCGCGCAGGATCATCATAGACCGCTTGTTCGACTAGCGCGACTAACCCTCACGTCGTGTCGCGACCCGCCGAATACAACTCGCCCCACGTCTTCGGGTCGCCGGACCAGCGGGACTCGGCGATACGACGCACGTCGAAACCGGGGCCCTTCCGCAGTGCCGGGACGACCACGAGATCGGCCATCCACATGGCGACCCGTCGCTTCTTCTCCGGTGGGTAGTCCGGCCATCCGGCAATGATCTCGGCGGGTTCGGCGGTGACCGGGCCCTGACCGGCGTCCGCGCGCCGGATCTTCGCCTTCTCCCGCTCGATGTCGGCCATGATGGCGCCCTCGACCACGGTGAGCCCGCGCGCCGACAGCCGGCCCTTGGACGCCTCGGCGTAGTGCTCGTCCAACCGCTCCTCGAGCTTGGCGATCTCGGCCTCGGCCGCTCGTACGGCAGCGTCGTCGATCTTCGGGCGTAGCCGTACCCCGCGCTGCGCCAGCCGCGCGAGGATCATCCGCTCGACGACGTCCTCCAGGTGCGCACCGTTGATGAACACCTTCCCGCAGGCCTCGCACATGTAGCGCATCGGCCGCCCGCTGGCGCCTTGGGTCTTCGCCACCAGCCGGGACCGTCGGCACCCACCACAGAGGACCGCGCCACTCAGCCAGTGCGACAGGGCCGTGCCGCGGGTCGTCGAGCGGCGCTCGGGTCGCGTCAGGATGGCCTTGGCCTTGCGCCACTCGTCCACGTCCACGATCGGCTCCCACGCGGCCTTACTCACGTCGGCACCCTGATGGACCCTGCGACCCGCGTAGGCCGGTCGTAGCACCGTCTGACGCACGAACCGTCCCGCCCACGGCGAGCCGCCAGGCATGGTGATGCCGCGCGCGTTCAGGTCGGCCGCGATGGCGAACAGCGCCTCGCCGGCGGCCACCCGCCGGACCATCTCGGCCACGATCGGCGCCTGCTCCGGGTGCGCGAGCTGGGCGACGAAGTTGCCCTTCTCGTCATAGGTGCGGGTGAAGCCGTACGCGAGCCGGCCCGGTGGCTTGCCCTCGCGCGCGGCCTTGCGCTTGCCGGACCTCACGCGCTCCGAGATCTTCTCGCTCTCGTCGGCCGCATCCAGGCCCTCGTCGGCCAGCGCTCGCCAGTCGCGCCGGCGCGACAGGTCGTAGACCCGCTCGTGCGAGCGCACCCAGATCCGCACGTCGAGCTTGCGGCACAGGTCGAGCAGCGCCGACCACTCGGTGAGGTCGCGCGACCCGCGGCTGGCCTCCAGGATGCCGAGCATCCGGCACTCGCCGGCCTGGATGTGCTGGAGTAGCTGGGCGTAGTCCGGGCGCTCCCGGCGCCGGTAGCGGCTCGCGGAGAAGTCGGGGTCGACGAACACGCGGCCGATGGTGAGGTTCTCCCCACCGGCCGCCTCGGTGAGTTCGGCGAGCTGGCGCTCGACCGAGCGGCCCTCGTCCTTGGTGCTCTTGCGCAGGTACAGATCGACGATCACGCGAGCACAATAGCAGTCCTAACGACTTGTGACTGAGGTAACGAGTCCTAAGCGCATCCTTCAGATTCAGCCGAGCCGCTGACGAACGTCCCGCGGCCGGGGACGCCCACGATCACCTTCCGCTCCCGGAGCAGCCCGACCACCTTCGTGATGGTCGAGTCGCTCACCGAGTACAGGGCGGCCAGCGCGGCGTACGTAGGTAGCTGGGAACCGGGCTCGCCGTACTCGCCGGCCCGGATCCGGTCGGCCAGATCGCGCGCGATCTGTTCGGCGTTCATCGGGATCTTCGGCACGTCCCGATCATGCACTTCACCCAGCGTAGGGACCATGCGAACGTTGTGTTCCGCAACCTCCTTGAGTAGGTTGAGGAACATGACCGGCCCCATCGACGAGTCGAGGCACGGGATCATCCGCATCAGCGACGACGGCATCCGGGTCTACGAGCCGAAGCCGCGCCGCGAGCTGACCGTCGAGGAGGAGCTGCGCGTCCGGGACCTGGCCTCGATTGAGCGCTGGATGGACCGGCTGTACGAGCGCCGCCGGAACGGTTCAGGTGAAGAGCGGGATGGCCCGTAGCCAGGACCGCGCCTTGATCTTGGTGGCCGTACCGCTGGACGCGTTCTGCGCCCAGCGGAGCTTGAGCGTCGTGTTCGAACTGCCGACGTTGACGTTGCCGGTGATGATGTACGTCCCCCACGTGCCGGTGTTGATCCCGAGCGTGTAGGTGCTGCTCGGGCTGCTGGTGACGTCGGTGCGGGCCAGGAAGAAGGCGTCGCCCTCGAACGAGGTGACGCCCGCGGTCGGCCCGATGCCGCCCATCGAAAGCTCGAGGCCGGTGCTGGACGGCGTCCACGCCCACTGGAGCTTCAAGTCGCCGGCGGTGGCGCCCTCGAACATGAGCATGCCGATGATGTCGTAGTCGACGTTCGCGAGCAGCGAGAGCTGCAGGTGCGTGTCGTCGACGACGGTCGTCGAGCTGGTGACGTCCTGGTCGGCGGTCTTCACCGCGCGCGGCATCGAGGAGAGCAGCTCCACGCGGTCCAGGAGCGCATCGAGCTTGTCGTCAGTGATCCGCGAGCCGCCGGTGAGCACCGGTCGAGCAGCCCAAGCCATAGCCAGACCTCCCTACAAACCCACGACGGCCGGGTAGCGGACGTGGACGACGGTCCCGGACGCGTGCGCCTTCTGCACGCCGTTGACGCTGCGCACGACGGTCACGGTCTGCGGGCTGGACGCGCCGGTGACGCCGGTGACCCGGACGACCTCGCCGCCCAGGACGAGGAACAGGCCGCCGCCGTGGTTGGCGGTGTCCCAGTCGTCCGAGTCGGTGGTCATCAGCAGGCCCGACGAGGCGACAGAGAACGAGGTCGCGTTGTACGTGACGGCCGACCCGAGCGTCCACGCGTCGGAGTCGATGGCCTGGCCGCGCAGGTCGGTCGCGAACCCCGAGCCGTCGCCGACCAGCGCGATCTCGTACGGGCTCGCGGGCACGGTGACGAAGGTGACCAGTCGCCGCAGGGGTGGCAGGGACTCCCGGATGCCGACCACGAGTAGCGAGGCGTCATCCGGTGACCAGTCGGCCGGCAGGTTCGTCACGGTGATCCTGTCGCCGACCTCGACGGCGTTGACGGACGCGATGAGCGCCGAGGTCGCGTCGGGCGCGTCCAGGTCCACGGTGATCTGCGGATAGCGCGGTTCGTCGACGGTGCCCTTGTGCAGCCACCAGGTGGCATGGCCGTAGAGGACGTCGTCCGTGTCGGTGTTCACGTCGATCTGGGTGTCGAAGCGGCCGACGCCCTCGGGGTCGTCGACGGGGTCGGAGGTGTTCAACGCCCCGGTCGTCTTGGTCGCTCGGGCGCTGGAGCCGGCGCGCCGCTTCACCGTGACGTCGTTGCGGGTGCCCTGGTCGTCGAGGATCGGCTGCAGGGTCGGTGCGATCACCTCGCCGGCGTACGACAGGTCGAGCGCGCTGGTCTGGTTGTAGAGGTCGCGGTTCGGGCGCATGGCGATGGCGAGCTGGTCGCGCGGTTCGTACATCAGCGCGCCGCCGTCGCTGCGTACGCACTCGCGCAGCAGGTTCACCAGCGTGTCGGACGGCTGCGGCCCCATCGCTTGGGTGTCCGACGAGGTGCCGTCCACGACGGTGGTGACGCCCTCCTCGGTGCCCAGTCGCAGGAACCGCGCGCCGGCCGTCTCGCCCGGATAGCCCAGCGCGGCATCGGTCGTGGTCGTCGGCGTTGTGCCGTCGTAGATCGCGAGGTAGCCGAGGACCGGCATGTCCTCGTAGTTCGGGGTGCCGCCGGTGGCGAAGAAGTTGGTGTAGTTGAGCGCGACGCTGGTGACGTGGCCCGGTGTGACGCCGGCGAAGTTCGTGGTGCCCATCGACACGCCGTCCAGGTACCACGTCGCGTCGGTGCCGCCGCCGCCGTCGTCCTCGACGTCGAGCTGGACGTGATGCCACTGCCCGTCGAACACTGCCCCGCTGGCGCCGGTGCCGGCAACGCCGCCGATCGTCGACTCGTCCTCGCGCTGCGGGAACGCGTTCATGTCGATGTTGGCGAAGAAGTCCCAGATGGTCGCGGTCCCGGACGTCCGGATCCGCATGAAGTTCGCCACCGCGGGCAGACTCGACTCCTCGGCCGGGCATCGGAACCCGAACTCGACGCCCCACCCGGTGCCGCTGCCGGCCACGTTCGCGGTCAGCATGCCCGTCGTGTCGGCCAGGTCGAGCAGGTTCGGCGACCCGGACAGGCCCTCGCCGCGGCCGAACGCCGCCGAGCCGGTCAGCGCCAGCGGGGTACCGCCGACGAGCCCCGACGCCGCCTGAGTGGATCCCTGCCCGTCCTCCAGCGGCCAGAACGCGATCGGGTCCTCGGCCAGCACGCCGCGCACCGCGGGGGAGCGCAGCGGTGTGGAGCCCTGCTGGAGCCGGCGCAGGATGCCGCCACCCTCGACCGGGGTCCACGCGTCGTTGCCGTCAACGGACCGCTGAGGCGCCCAGGACGCCGCCTCAGTGGTCGAGCGGGTCGACCCATCCGACACCACCCGCATCGGCGTGTTGCGTCCTGCGAGCCCATACAGCGCCCCTGTCGGGTTGCGCGGGTTGTAGTCCCCGCTGCGGTTGTCCAGCGTCAGCGCAGCGGTGCTGGGCGGGCTGTCCTGGCCCTCGCCGGGCGCACCGCGGGAGACGGTGATGCCGTCGCGGGTGTAGACCGGGGCGTCGTTCCACTGCCCGTCGTAGAACAGATCCACGCTCGTCTCGTGGTCAGCCACCGCGACCACCGAACACCACGTCAACGCCGCCACCACGGCGGACAGCACCCGCGAGAACCTCGACCAGCGCATCACCGAGACGGCTCCCATCGCTTCGGATCTCCAGTACCGAGCGGCCGCCGCTCGCGGTGGAGCTGACCCGCTCGCCGGCCTGGAGCAGCGCGAGCACCTCCTGACCGGGCACGCCGGGCACGACGCCGCCGGCGTGGAACTTGGGCAGGCGAGGCGCGGAGATGGAGTTGCCGCCGACGACCGGCACCCACGACGGGATCGACCACGACAGCCGGCCGATCGTGTTGTTCCAGGCGTCGGCGACGAAGTTGAAGGCCGTGCGGAACGGCCAGGTGATGATCGAGAACAGGCCCGAGAAGGCGGCCTTGATCCCGGCCGGGATCTTGCGTACCTGGTCGAGCAGCCACGAGCCGGCCTTGCCCATGAACTCGATCGCGATCTTGTAGTTGTCGACCACGAAGTCGAAGTACGCCTTGACGCCGCCCCAGATCTTCTCCCACGCCTTGCCGAAGAAGTCCGTCTGGGTGGCGAGCCACACGATGCCGGCCACGAGCGCGGCCACGGCGAGGATGATCAGCCCGATCGGGTTGGCGGACAGCGCGACGTTCCAGAGCCATTGCGCGGCCGTAGCGGCACCGGTCGCCACCGTCGAGGCGATCATCGAGATCCGGGCCGCGGCCATGCTCGCCGCGGTCTTCACCCACGACATCTGAGCCACGGTGTTGGCGAGGATCATCAGGTCCAGGGCGCCAGTTACGCCGGTGATGATGGTGCCGGCCTTCTCCATGTCGGCGCCCAGCTTGCCGATCGGGTGGTCCTCGCCGAACGTCTCGGTGAGCGCGCCGCCGACGTCGCCGATGCCGCCGGCCAGCATCGACGAGGCGCCCGAGGCCCGGTCGAGGTTCTCGCCCAGCGCGCCGGACTGGCGTCCCAGACCCTCGAACGCCTCCTCGCTGGAGCCGACCTGGGTAGCCATCTCGCGCGCCGACCGGCCGACCTCTTCGAAGTCCCGGGCGGTGTTCTCCGCGGCGCGGCTGGTGTCGGCCAGCGCCCGGGTCGCCGACGAGGCGTCGCCCGCGATCTCGAGCGTGACGGTGTTGCCGGCCATCACGTCACCTCGAGTCCGGCGTCGGCGATGATGCGGGCCAGCGAGGCCCGGAACGTCTCCTCGACCTGCTGGCGCTTGGCGTAGATCGCGGGCCAGAGGTAGCGGCCGTCAGCGATGAACGGCCGGGTTGCGGTGTTGTTCTTGCCGACCTTGCCGCCGAAGTCGAGCCAAGGCATGTACGGTGCTCGATTCCCGCCCGACGTGATGCGGACCGAGGTGCGGGTGGACTTGGCCTTGATGCTCTTCGCGGCCTTGCCCGACCTGCGCGGCACGCCGCGGCGTGCCTCGACGACCACGATCTCGGCCGCCTCGTTCGCTGCGAGGCGCAGCGCTTTGGGCAGGTTGGTGTCGACGGCGCGGAGCCGGCGTGAGAGGTCGCGCAGGCCATCAACCGCGATCGGTTCGACGAGTGCCACGTCACCCTCCCTTCGCCCGCTTGCGTTCCAGTTCCGCCCGTTGTGCCTTCCTCGCGTGGAACACCGACCAGCCCAGGTACTCCTCGGCCGACATCTCCCGGCGCATCCGGTCGACCGTCATCGACAGCCGATCCGCCAGGTAGAAGTCGAACTCAAGAGTCGGGTCCGCCTCCATCGCTTTTGTACTGCGCCTTTTCGGCGCCCTCCCCCATGCCCGACAGGGCCTGCACGCGTCGGGTGAGTGGCTCCAGCAGCCCGGCAGGAGTCGCCTTCTGCCACGCCGTCACCTGCGCCTCACTCATCCGCGGCTCGACCATCGCGCACGACAGCATCACCCGCTCCATCGCGGCGACGCCGGCGTCCTTCTGCTTCTGCGCGGCCAGCACCTCGAACCGGGACAGGCCGCGAATGCGGACGGTGCCGAGGCCCTCGATGGTGAAGTCCTCGCCGGGCAGCCGTTCCGTGGTGAGGTCGTCGACGCTCAGGTAATCCACTGTGGACCTCCTACGCCTGCGTGGTCCGCGTGATGTCGCCGGACATCTGGAGATCGCAGGACCACTGGATCATGTCGGCGACTGGGTTGGACTCGGTGTACTTCTCGACGAGCACCGAGACGGACTCCTGCGGCTTGCCCGAGCCGGTGCCTTCCGGCCGCCGGATCAGAGTCACCAGCGCGCCGGCGTCCTTGATGGTCTCGATGGTGGCCTTGGGCCCGCCGCTGGTGTCGTCGTAGACGCCGCCGAAGGACAGCTTGCCGTCGCCGAGCCCGTAGGCGTACGCCTTGCGGTCGGCTCCGTAGCACGTCACGTCGTGCTTGTCGCTGGTGTCCTCCCACGAGGACGTGTTGGTGTACGCCGACAGGTCATCGCCATCGAGGCTGATGTACGTGTCCTTGGCGTGGACAAAGGCCATGACCCGCTCCTACGCGCTCGTGCCGATGATGACGATGCTGTACGTGACGCTGGACCCGGCGCCCGAGTTGGAGATGCGGAGCAGGTCCCCGGTGGTCGCCGTCACCGCGTAGCCGGTCGCGTCGGCCTCGCCGGCGAACAGGGCCAGCGTCGCGCCGGGCCGCAGAACCACCGCGTCAGCCTCGGACTCGACCCACGTCAGGAACGTCGATGTCGCGTCGCCGCCGAGGATCACGTTGTTGGTGTTCCCGGACGCCGCGGTGACGACAAGAGCCTTCACCTTGACGAACGTCAAGGACGTCCCGAACGAGTCGGTGAGCCCGCCGGCCAGGTCCAGGTCGTCATCGCTGGACGCCGCCACGGTGCGGGTGTCGGTGAACAGCAGGTCCGCCGCGCCGGCCGCGGTGCCCGACGTGAGGTTCACCCGGGCCCGGTAGTTCAGCGGCAGCGCCACGGTGCCGAGGTCGAGCGCCGAGGTGTAGGTGGCGATGACCTGGGCGGTCAGTTCGGTCGTCAAGGCCATCAGGCTGTCCCCTGTCCTGCGATGTCCAGCTCGAAAGTCGCACCCACGTAGGAGGTGCCGGCGATGGTGACCTCGCCGAAGTCGACGCCCACCACGCGGACCGTGTGGAAGGCGGTGTAGGTGCCGGCCTCGACAACGGCCTTGATGGACGAGGCGCCGGATCCGTCCACGTAGGCGCCCAGGAGGTCCCGCGCGGTGCGTTCGGTGGCCCGGCCCACCACCACGGCGAGCAGCAGCGTCAACCGGTCCATGCCGCGGCCGTAGGTGGCGTCGAAGGTGTACTCGCCCGGGTAGGTCATGATCGCGGCCGGTGGGGTGACGGATCCGACCGGCCAGCCGTACACCCGCAGTCCGTCGATGGTGTCGACCTGGGTCGCGATCTCGTCCATTGCGTCGGCGAGGTTCATCCGCCACCACCGCTGAGGATCGAGAACAACGACGCGATGCCGGTCCCGGTGCCGGTCAGCGCCAACCCGGAGGCGATGTAAACCCACCGTTCCAGCGCACGAAGCCTGCGCTCGTGGTCGTCGATGGCCTTATCGAGCTTCAGTTCGATGCGCTCGAGCTGGCGTTCGATGCTCGTCATGTCCGTCACGCCGCCGCCCACCAGCGCACGTACGGCTTGAGCACCACCGCGACGTCGGCGTCCACCTTGGACAGCAGCCGGAGCTCCGACCCGAGCTCGGGCGAGCCGGCGATGCCGAACGGGCTGTCGCGCCGCTTGAAGAACCGCGCCGCCTGGAGGACACACGCCTGCTTGACCGAGGTCGGCACCGACGTCCAGCCCCACGCCGCCGTGATCGCGACCTCGTACTCCTCGCCGGTCGGCACCACGGTGGCGTCTTTGTCGACGACGAGCAGCGTCCACGGCAGGCCCTTGGACGAGGCGTTGCGCGGCTCCAGCGTGTACTCCACGAGGACCTCGCCGTCGACCTCGACACCGGTGGCCGCGGTCTGGAGGTCGTCGATCTCGACCAGCCAGCGGCGCCGGTGCCGGTCCCAGACCGGGGTATAGACCCGCTCCTCGGCCGACACCGATCCGAACTGCCGGCGGCAGTGCTTGTCGATCGCGCGGGAGGCGGCCGTGATGGCGTATCCCATCTGCGTGTCGTCGTCCGTGTCGCTGATGCGTAGGTAGCTCTTCAGCTCCGCGGCCGTCGCGTAATCCGGCGCCCACGCCATCCCGGCTCACCCCCCTTCAAGATCGTCAGTGGGCGGAGCTTCCGCCTGGTGTGGATCTAGACGTTGCTCGGAACCGCGAGCACGACGCAGGAGACGTGATAGTCGTCGGTGGTGCCCTGCATATCGGCCGAACACCGAATCCACGGCCGGCCGGGCTTGACCCTCACGGCGACCACCAGAGTGTCCTCGGTGACCGCACCCACCAATGCGCCGTCGATGACGTGGGTGGATGCGGCGGCCGGGGTGCCGATGCTGCCCCCGTCGTCCGGGGCGTCGTAGACGGCCCAGGTCACAGCGTCGGTTGTCTGCGCGGCGGCCGCCCGACCCGCGAACACGACAAGGATCCGGTCGCCCGGGCTGTAGTTCGATTCCGCCGCGAGGTTGATGTCGTCCGGCGTGCCGAAATCGAAGTTGGTCTCTGTGGCGTCGGTCAGGATCAGCGTGTCGACACCCAGCACCTTCGCGCCGGCGAGATCCCACTTATGAACGGTGCTCATGCCATCCCTCGCTCAGGTGTTGTTCTGGAGGATCACGTACGCGGACCGGTTCTGGATGTTGCCGTCGGCCCGCTGCCACGCGGTGTACTCCACCTCGCCGTACTCGGCGCGGCTGTACGGGTTCACCACGACGGTCAGATCGGCGACGCGACGGATGACGTACGCCTCGCGGAAGTCGCCGTAGGCGATCGCGAAGGTGTCGCCGGCCGAGGACAGCGTCGGCATGGCCTCGTCGATGATCACCGGGGCGCCGAGCAGCCGGCGGTCCGGGACGCCCGAGATGCCGGTGGTCGAGTCCTGGATGATCGGGCGGCCGTTGGTGTCGACGATGAGCCGGAGCTGACTCCAGGTGTTCTTCTTCATCAGCCACTTGGCGTTCGGCTCGTAGGCCGCGTCGAGGAGATCCTGGGTGTCGACGAGGTCCTCGTAGTCGGGGGTGTCGGCGGTGTCGAGGTCCCGGTCGGCGGTCAGGCTCGACGCGACGATGCCCTTCGGCTGGCCCACACCCGTACCGGTGACCCAGTGCGTCGCCTGCTTGCGGGCGATGCGGGTACCCATCGCACGGGACACCAGGCCGGCGATGTCGAACGCGGAGTCCTGCAGCAGCTCCACCGGCACCCGCAGCGGCAGGCCCGAGCCCGCGCCGGCGCTGGTGTACTTGTACGCCCCGAGCCGCACCGTGCCGAACACGAGGTCGGCCCCGTCGGCGACCACCGCGGACTCGGCGGTGATGTCGCCCGAGTTGGAAGTGTCATCCAAGCTCGGGTACTCGATCGGGTTGCCGTCGCTGGTGCTGAACGTGTCCACGTTCTCGGCGAACCCGCCGAAGGCCACCATGACCTCGACGAGCTTCTGCCGGAAGCCCGGAGGCACCGTGTACCCGCCGCCGGCCGACGTGCCGACGCCCTGGGCCCGGGTCTGCAGCTCGGCGATGTCCTGGTTCGCCTGACCCGTGCGCAGGTAGGACTCGAACGCCCGCTCCAGCGTGTCTCCACCCTTCGGGGACGCGGTCACCAGCGGCGCTCCTACCCGCGTGTTGTACGCGGCGTTGCGCTTGCGGATCTCCTCCGACCGGCGCGCGACGGCGAGCTGCGTTTCGAGCTGCTCGTACCGCTGCGACTCCTCCTCGGTCAGGTCGCGCGCCTCGCCGTCCTCGCCGACAGCGCCATCGATGATGGCCTGCAACGCGACGAGAATCTCTTCGACAGTCATCAAGCTCTCCTTCCGAGGAGAATCCCGGCGCGAAGCCGGATCAGTTGTGAGCGACGCCGGTGTGCGCAGTTGCGCACATCAGCGGCGCGTGCTTCGGTCGACGCGCCCTCGTACGCCGGGAACGCGACGGCGCTGACGTCGACAAGTTGCTTCACCGACACGTGGGTGCGCGTCTCCGTCTCCCGGTCCCAGGTGTGGGCGCCCGGCACGAACGCGAACGACGCCCCGGTGATGTCGCCCCGCTCGACCAGCGCCCGCAGGTCGTTGGCGTACGACACGTCCGGGAGGTCGACCTCCCACTCCAGGCCGCGCGAGTCGGCCGACAGCCGCAGCGTGTCGGCCGACGTACGGCCGAGGAGCCACCGCGGCTCGTGTTCCCACAACGCCCGCACGTCGGAGCTACGCAGCGCGGTGTCCAGCGACCCGACCGCCATGCGCTCCTTGCCCAGCCAACCGAGGTCGGCGGACTCCTCGAACACAGCGGCGTAGCCGCCCAGCTTGTTGCCCTTGCGCATCTCAGCGCGACACTGGACATCCACCCGCAGCGTCATGCCGCCACCTCCTCGGGAGCAGGTGTCACATCGGGTGACACCTGCGCGGCGGGCAGGGGCGGGAGGTTCAGGCGAGCACGGGCCTCGTCGGGCGTGAGGATGCCGGCCTGGACCTGCTGGATCAGCAGCCCGATCTCCGTCTCCGGGTTCGGGCGCTCCAGCGCGGAGAAGTCGAACTGCACATAGCGCGGGTTGGGCAGCAACCGGGACAGGCGCTGCTCGAACCGCGTGGCCCACGGGGACAGCACGTTGCGGGCGAGGCCGCGGTTCTGCACCTCGATGCCGGCCCCCCAGCTCGTGGTCTTCTCCGTCATGCCGAGCAGGTGCGGCGGGATGCCGAACCAGCGCGCGATCTCCTCCGTCTGGAACTGCCGCGACTGGAGGAACTGCGCGTCCTCGGCCGACATGGTCCACGGCGTGAACTTCAGCGACCGGTTGACCAGCGCGAGCTTGCCGGCGTTGTCCCAGCCGCCCACGTTCGCGTCGAGCTTCTGCCGAACCGCCTTCAGCTCGTCGTCGTCCAGGTCCTCGCCGTCCTCCGGGGTGACGAGCCCGGAGATCAGCGCGCCGCTGTCGAACATCCGCGCCGCGGCCCGCTCGCCGGCGATCGCCGTACCCAGGCCGTTGCGGGCGTAGGAGATGACCGAGATCCCGCGCAGCCCGTCCAGCGACAGCGCCGACACCTGCGTGAGCGTGGACATGTCGAACTCGCGGCGGGTGCCGTCGACCAGCGTCGCGGTGTAGACCTTGCCGCCCGGCCGTGGCTTCTCGTCGGCGCGTACCCAGCGGACCTCGACGAACTGCGGGTGCAGCGGCACCAGGCCGGCCAGTGCGCCGGCGCCGTTGTAGACGTGCGCCAGGAACGCGTCACCGTGCAGGAGCATGTGGGCGAAGCAGGTTTCCTTCCACGAGTACGGCGTCGGCCCTTCCGGGCCGCCCGGGTCGTCGAGGAAGCTCTGCACCTGCTGGCGCATCCCGTCGCCGGTGTCGCGGACGGTCGGCATGGGCAGGGAAGCGAGAGTGCCGGCGATGAGGGATACGGCCCGGTAGACGGCGCTCAGCGCCATCGCCGAGCCCTCGCCGACGCTGACCCCGGAGTAGTTCGCCGGGCCCACCCCGAACCATTCGGCCAGGATCGGGTCGGAGATGGACAGTGTGGAGCGCTGTTCGCGCTTCCACGGCCACCGCACACGTAGATCGTATCGCGGTACCCCCAACGGGTATACCGTATCTGCATGGGCGAGTTGGAAGCCGCCGTCGACGGGTCGCTGGCCGCGGCTGCGGACGCGCGAGACGCCGGCGCTGTCGAGCTGGCCCTGACCTACGCCCGCGCGATCGACGACGGCGCGGACCTTTCCCGCATCGGTCCGGCCCTGCTTAACGCTTTAGCACAGTTGGGATTGACGCCCGCGGCCCGCTCCTCCCTGGTGAAGGGGGGACAGCGTGTCGACGCCCCAGCGAACCCACTCGACGAGCTCCGCGCTCGACGCGAGCAGCCCGCGGGGTAGCGTCGAGCCTCGGCTCTGGACGCCGCCCCTCGTCGAGCTGGGCCCGGCCACGTCGTACGGGTATGGGGTATGTGACTTCGCCCGTGACGTCCTCGGCCAGCCGCTCGACCCGTGGGAGGAATGGGCCGCCATCCACCTCGGCGAGCTGCTCCCGGACGGCCGGCCCCGGTTCCGGACCTGCCTCGTCATCGTGGCCCGGCAGAACGGCAAGACGCTGCTCGCGAAGACGCTGATCCTGTACTGGCTCTTCGTCGAGCGGGTCGGCCTGGTCCTCGGCACCAGCACCGACCGGACCTACGCCAAGCGCACGTGGTTCCAGGTGGTCGAGCAGGCGAGGGAGAACCGCTGGCTAGCCGAGTACATCCGCCGAGGCTCCCCGACGCTTCAGACCGGCGAGGAGTCGCTCAAGACCACGGACGGGTCGGAGTACACGTTCGCTGCGAACAACCGACGAGCGGCACGCTCAACCACCCTGGACCGGTGGATCTGCGACGAGTTGAGGGAACACGCGTCGTGGGATGCGTGGAACGCGGCCACGAACGCGATGAACGCGCGGCCGGACGCCCAGGTCGTGGCGATCACGAACCAGGGTGACGACTCCTCGATCGTGCTGGACAGCCTGCGCGACACGGCCCTGGAGTACCTGGAGACGGGGATCGGCGACCGGCGCCTCGGGCTGCTGGAGTGGTCGAGCCCGGACGGGTCCGACCCGACCGACCTCGGGGCGCTGGCGTACGCGAACCCGAACCTCGGCCACCGGATCGACCCCGATGCGCTCCTCGGCGCCGCCGTCCGTGCCAAGCGAGCCGGGGGCATCGAACTCGCCTCGTTCCGTACCGAGGTGATGTGTCAGCGGGTCCACCACATGGACTCCGCGATCGATCCGGACCTGTGGGCCGCCGCCGGCACCGCGACCCCGCTGGACCTCGGCCAGCACCGGGAGCGGGTCGCGCTCGGCCTGGACGTGTCGCTGGACGGCTCCCACGCCACCCTCGCCGCCGCGGCCGTCGTCGACGGGACGGTCCACGTGGAGATCCTCGCCGGATGGGACAGCACCCGCGAGCTACGCGAGCAGCTCCCCGCGATCGTGGCCCGCGTCCGGCCGCGCGCCGTGGGATGGCTCCCCGCTGGCCCGGCCGCCGCGATCCTGCCGGACCTGATGGAGCGCCGGCGTGGCGGGTGGCCACCGCGGCGCGTCCAGCTCGAGGAGCTGCGCAGCGAAGCGACGGCGGTGTGCATGTCGTTCTCCGAGCGGGTCACGTCCGGTCAGCTCCGACACGGACGCGACCCGCTCATGGATGCTCACGTCGCCAACGCGCAGCGCCTGCACCGTGGAGATGGGTGGGTCTTCCAGAGGCGCGGCGCGGGGCCCGTAGACGGCCTGTACGCCGCCTCAGTCGCCGCGTTCCTAGCCCGGACCCTCCCAGCACCTCGGCCGGCCCTCAAGGCCCTTTGACCCGGCCGTTACGCAGCGTGGTCGCACCTCAAAAAACCAT